TTCGTGCCTCGCAAGGGCGTGATGACTCGTTACGGTAAGAAGATGGTTCGTCCAGATATGTATGGACTCGTTATCGTTCGTGATCTCTAAGAGATAACTCGTAACATTAAACTCGCCCCCTTCTCTTAACTGAGTCGGGGGCGTTTTTTTTATTTGCGTTAGTCATTATTGCAGACTATTTATGGAGAGGAGATATATAAAATATGGCAATACCAACACTCACACCAGTATCAACGACTAGCGCAATAACGCTCCCTTCAACGGGCAGCGCGGCATTAGTCGCATCAAACTGTCCCATTGGTGTCTACACAGGTTCATCCGACTTCTTGTCGGGAGCATCGGATCAAGTAGCATACACCTATCAAAAGCTCGGTGGTGACATCTTGGATATTGAGTTGACGACAGGCAGCGTCTACGCCGCCTACGAAGAAGCGGTATTGGAATACTCTTACATCGTCAATATGCACCAGTCAAAAAACATCCTATCAGATGTCTTAGGTATGACGACAGGCACCTTCGATCACGATGGAGAGTCAAAGACAGGCGACACCGATGTCGCACTCAAATACCCAAGAACAACATTCGCCCACATCCAGAGACTAACAGAGGGATACGGCGGACAAGCAGGCATCGGCGCAAACTCCATCATTTACTCCGCATCGTTCGAAGCTGTAGATGCACAGCAAGAATATGATTTATATTCCATTCTTTCATCATCGTCAGATACCAACACTGATCCAGCAACAAGCGATCCAGTTCCTTACACTGGATTGATAAACGGCAACAAGATAGTCATCGAGAAGGTGTACTACAAGTCGCCACACGCCATGTGGCGCTTCTTTGGATATTACGGCGGACTCAACACCGTCGGAAATCTTTCGAACTACGGACAGTACGCTGACGACTCAACTTTCCAACTTATACCAGTCTGGCAAAACAAAGCACAGGCAATGGCGTTCGAAGATTCCATCTACACCAGAAACTCACACTACTCGTTCGAACTTCATCACGACAAACTGAAGATTTTCCCAGCACCAACGTCACCAGGTTCGGTTACGCCAGGTTATTATTGGTTTGACTTCCGTATAATGAGCAACGCTTGGGATGAAACAAACACAGAAGCAGGGGCAGCATCAGGAGTTGACGGCATCAACAATATGAACACATTGCCGTTCGCCAACATCCCGTATGCAAATGTGAACTCCATCGGCAAGCAATGGATACGACGCTTTGCGCTCGCCCTATGCAAAGAGACTCTCGGACAGACGCGCTCTAAATTCGCCACTATCCCAATCCCAGGTGAGTCAGTAACTCTCAACGGAAGCGCACTTATCTCCGAGGGTAGAGAAACACAAACTAAACTAAGAGACGAACTGAAAGAAGTTCTAGATCAACTCACCTATCAAGTCCTCGCAGAGAGTGACGCATCTATAGCAGACGCAGTAGAGTCGGTAGCTAAGAGAGTTCCACCAGGTGTCTTCGTTGGATAAGGGATAAACAATGTCAGATGATAACAAATGGAGCCAGCCAGCCGCACCTCCTCCCCCATTATTTGTCGGAGAGAAGGAAAGAAACTTAGTTAAACAAGTGAACGACGAACTCATAGAAAGAGTCGTCGGGCAACAAGTAGTCTACTACCCAATAGACAGAAACATAACGCAGTACAGCGACATCTATGGAGAGGCAATAGAGAAATCATTTCTTCCACCAGTTCGTGTCTACGCACTCGTTGCTTTCGAAAGCATTCAAACAAAAGCAGACGACGCAAGCGGGCTTGATAAGTCAAGCAAGATAACCGTCAACTTCCACAAACGCAGACTAACCGAAGATCAAGATTTATTCGTTCGAGAAGGCGACTTCGTTCTCTACGGAGGACTACACTATGAAATCTCAACACTCTCACAACCAAGAGAACTATTCGGACAAATAGACCACAAGTTCGAAATAACAGCAATGTGTACACTATCCAGAGAGGGACTATTCGATGCCAACTGATGTAAAACTGAGAGAACTGCCGTTCCAGCCCTCAACCATCGAAACTATCGACAGGGCGCTCTTCGACTATATCGACGATACGCTGGACATCTCTTGTACCACCAACAAGGGCTGGAAGAAAGTGCCGTTCTATTGGACAGGTGCCGAAAGAGCATATCAAATAAAACACGACAGGGAGTTGAGAGACGACAATGGTGTCCTCATATATCCGCTAATGACGGTTGAAAGAACCACATTGACGAGAGATATCGGAAATAGAGATTCAGCATTGGCTCCTATCCCGTACCTTGACGACACGAAAGGATATTCTTTCACCGTCGGCAGGGTAATAAAACAAGACAAAACTGCTAACTTCGCCAACGCCGACTCAAAAAGAGTTGTCCTCGACGTCGGCAACGGACAGGCGACATATCCGAGAAAAGAAAATAAGAAAGTAGTATATGAAACTCTCACAATGCCAATTCCAGTTTACCTTGAAGCAACCTATACATTAGTAGTCAAAACAGAGTATCAGCAACAGATGAATGAGATACTAACCCCGTTTATGACAGCCCCAGGCGGTACAAACTACTTCGTCATTAAAAAAGACGGACACCAGTTCGAAGTATTCGTTGGTTCTGATTACGCAGTAGAGAGTAACGGCTCCTCTCTAGGAGAAGATGAGCGAGGATATAAGACAAACCTAACATTTAGAGTCGTCGGCTATGTTATTGGAGCAGGCAAAAACGACGAACAACCAAAGATAGTTCGCAGAGAGAACGCAGTAGAAATAAAGATGCCGAGAGAAAGAGTTATATTCGGAGACATAAACGAGAATATGCACCTCAGTGGTAATGTTCCATTTTATAGAGAGTAGTCTCTATTTATTTATGCGTTTAGCTTTTTCATCAACTATTTACTTACGATAATACGAATATAAATACTTATTTCGAAGATTATGTCATATTGCTGCAAGGAGATAACACATAATGCCAGTCAAATCATTCAAATTCATTTCACCAGGTATCTTCATCAACGAGATTGATAACTCACAACTGCCAGCAGTTGGAGCGGAGATGGGTCCAGTCATTATTGGACGCACCGAGAGAGGCCCAGCAATGCGCCCCGTGAAAGTAAACTCATTTTCAGAGTTCGTCGAGGTTTTCGGAAACCCTATCGCAGGCGGACAGGGCGGAGACATCTGGCGTGACGGAAACTATACCACCCCAACTTATGCCTCCTATGCCGCACAAGCATACCTCCGCAACTCAAACGCAGCTACAGTCGTTCGTCTCTTGGGAGCCGAGCAAAGTGGATTGGCAGATGGTGTAGCAGGAAAAGCAGGTTGGGAAACAACTTTAGACAATAGCGCTACTGCTACAACTAACGGTGGAGCATACGGACTTTTCGTATTCGAATCAGGTTCATCAGTGGCATCTGGCTCAAACTCCCCCGCCGTAGATGGTGTGTTAGCAGCAGTCTGGTATTTGACTACTGGCTCTATCGAACTTTCAGGAACAACTAGAGAAGGAACTGTTGCACAGTCTTCCGCTTGTTTGTACCGTCCAAGTGGCGGAGAGTACAAGGCAGTCATAATGGGAGCAGGCACTGATGTTTCTCAAGAGGTTTCATTCAACTTCACTCCTTCCTCTTCAAAGTATATCCGAAAAGTATTTAACACTGATCCAACATTGACTAACTCTTCAATAACTGATACAGATCAAATAGAAACATATTGGCTTGGATCAACATACGAAGGGCACCTTGCAAATGTTATCGGAGCAATTTCTGGAGATGATGGAACTCACGGAGCAATTCTTGGACTTGATAGCGGTACTCTCGGAATAGCCTCCAATTTTGAAGCAGGATTCCAAGCAGCGCAAACTCCTTGGATTATCTCACAAGATGTTGGAGCTTCCGCAAACTATCAAGCCGAGGACATGACGAAACTATTCAAGTTCCATACTCTTGATGCAGGAGAAGACGAGCAAAAGAAACTCAAAATCTCCATTGCAGACATTAAAGCATCTACAAGCGTTGATGAGCCATGGGGCTCATTCACCGTTCTTGTAAGAGATGCAAGAGACAACGACAATGCACCAGTTGTTCTCGAAAGATACAGTTCAGTAAATCTAAACCCTGACTCCAATAACTACATTGCACGAGCAATCGGAGATCAATATCTTACTTGGGATGACACCGAACGCCGTCACCGTGTTTATGGAAATTACTTGAACGCATCTAAGTACATCCGAGTGGAGATGAACGAAAGCTTCTCAGACGCATCGCTCCTTCCATTCGGTTCCTTTGGTCCAGTCCGAATGAAGCAGTGGTCTTGGGCATCTGGTTCAGCCGCTCCAGAAGATGTATGGGTTGGAGGAGGCGCAGATATCGTACTTCCAGCAAGTGCAAGTGTATTCCTTGATGTAGGAGTATCAGGAAGCCTCTCGCCGAGTGACTTCACAGCAAATGTTTACTACCCAGCAATCCCGCTAAGAGTAAGTGCGTCCGCAGGCGGACTTTCAAATCCAAAGAACGCTTATTTCGGAATCGACACAACTCAGAATGGCAGCAACCGTCATGACGCAAGTTATTCAGATGTTGTTCGCATGTTGCCACCTATCGTAGATTCGTTCGCAACTACAACTTCAACTGAGTATTCATACATGTTCTCTCTTGACGATGTATCAGCCTCGTCAGACACTGGTGTCGCATTGGGCGTCTGGGTATCTGGTTCACGCTTGGCAGGAAACTCTTGGACTAGTAGTTCGTATAAAGGAGTTCTTGATCAAGGATATAACCGTTTCACTGTTCCACTTTGTGGCGGATACGACGGACTGGACATCACTGAGAAAGATCCATTCAACTATACTCGCGCTCTCGCAGACGGAACCGATTCTACAAAATACGCTTACTACTCAGCGAAACGAGCAATCGACACCGTAG